TTACCCCACTTTCTTATGGGGCATACATGGGACACTTTCAGATAGTCTTTTGTTAAGGAGTTCTATCTGTTCGTGATTGTTGTCTTTCATCCATGCTCCGTAAACATTGAATACCATTTGTGCGTTTATGTGGCCCATCTGGCTTGCGATAAAACTAGGATTAGCTCCAGCGGCAAGTGACCAGCATGCATAAGTATGCCTGGATTGGTACGATTTTCTGTGTCTCAGACCTGCGCGTTTTAAGATACTTGTCCATGACTCCCTGATGGAGTCAACCTTGTAGTGAGGTCCGGACAACTGCTGCTGTTTTGTTACCTGAGGACTAAAAACAAAAGTGCATTTATGCACAGCAGTTCTCCCATATTCCCTCTGCTTCACCTCTACAGAATGTTGCTTTCCAAGCATGGTCATTTCCGCCTGGCTTTTAAGAGCATCAATAGCTGGTTGAACCAGATGAATTGTCCTTCCGGTGCCTGCATCGGTTTTTGGTGGAGTGAATTCGCCAAGTTTTGTATAATTTCTACGGATGGTTATAGTCCTTGCTTTAAGGTCTATATCTTCCCATGCCAGCGATACCAACTCCCCGTGACGAATACCCGTGTATACAGCGAGAATCCACAGGTTTTTTGTTTGTTGATGACGGCAAGCCTCAATAAAACGAATAAATTCGTCACGGGTGAGAGGATCTGGTTTTACCTTGGACTTTTTTAAGGGAGCCAGACCGTTAAATGGGTTTCCTGAGGTATAACCATTATCTGTTGCAAATTGAAACATTCCAGCTATGGTTGTCATATAGTAGTTTACCGTGACCACTGAGCGCCCTTTTATGGAAGAAGTCTTTCCATTAGAAAGCTTTTGGTAACCGGTCAACAAATCTCTCCTTACGAAAAGTAAATCCTCTTTTGTTATGGATGAAACCAGTTTTTTTTCACCTAACATTGGTAACATGTTTTTAATTACTGACTGGTAACGGTTAAGTGCATTCGCACAAATCTCAATTTTCTTAAGGTCCAACCATTTTTCCGAAAGTGCCTTAACGGTTATCTCTCTTTTTCCCAGACCAAAGTGTTTCAGGTTAGGGGAATTAGGGAACTGCGCGGCGTAGTCGAAACTCCCCATTCTGATTGCAAAACAAACGGAAGTGCGAAGTTCACCAGCGATCTTCCGGTTTTTGGCTGTGTCAGGAACACCGAGGTTTTCTCTGACACGTTTGCCATTATAGTGAAACCATATACGGAGTGATCCTCCATGGTTTTCAACGCCTGTCGGGTATGATGCGTTACTCATTAAACCTCCCAGACGTCCAGGAGCATTAACAGGTTAACCGGAACTTGCATTTTTGGCACCTGGTTGTTTCTGGTTTTCGATCCATCGCATAATTTCTTCGATGTTGTACAGGCATTCACTGTAGTGCCCCGGATCACCTTCTACAGCGTAATGGCGGTATTCTTTTCCCTGCATCCATGACTTTCTTCTTGCCCGCTCAATGGTGCCAGGCTTTAGCCCTGTTGATGCAATGAGGACTCTCTCCGTACACCATTTGCTGGGGGTTATCTGATAGATGATTGTCTGCATGCCAACCTCATAAAATTTTCATCCACGGCAGTGGCACCACACTTCAACCATTCGCTTCACAACTTCACGACAGTAGAAGCCGTCAACATCTCGCGTCAGGTCATAGCGATTGCCGTAACGCTGGTGGACCCATCGTTCAAATGCTTTATTCATTCTTTACTTCCTTTTTATGGCTCGTAATTTTTTCAGGTGCTTTTCCTGCTCAGTGTCCGCGAGAATTTTGCGGTACTCCTGGTGGTCAATATGTTCGAACAGGCAGTTTAACTCACCAATGCGTACCCGCCCGGATCGTCCGTCCATCCGTCGAAAGAACACTGAGTGCTCAGTGATGCGAGTAATCACCACGGGGTATCCAGCTCTGTCCGTGTATATCTGACCGCGTTGAATCAAAGCGAACATGTGGTTATCCCCATCGACAAATCGAGAACACAACAAACGCTGCTGCGAATACCACCCCCAGAGTTACGATTGCATCAGGCCAGCTCATTGATTCACCTCCTGCCTGTCGTCCGGCATTCGCTCACTACAGCTTATCCAACCATCCGGAGTTACCGGAACTTGTGGAATGGCTGTCTGCTCTCGAACGTCATTAGGCGCTATAGGTTCTGCTGCCAACTGACTGGCATATTTGTTAATGGTAACGATAAGCTCTTGCTCAGCCTCATCCAGACAATCACCGATACCTCGCCTGTCACCGTCAAAATCATCGAAATCGGCACGAATCCTGGCAACCTTCAGGATTGCGGACAACACCTCACTAGGAATTGCCGGATAGTTGGTTGACGTTTCCGCGATTTCCCGAAAATTATTGGTTGACGAATTCTTGTTTTCCCGAAAGTTTCCGGACTGAAGCATGGCGGCGCGGCAGGCGTTCCATATTTCGGCAGCAATATCGCGCTCGCTATCGGTTAATTTGTACGTTGAAACATAGCCAGAGAGCATTTCTACGTTTTCCGGAGTTGCTTCTTCAGGCACTACCGGTGCTGGCTCACGTATTACAGGCTCGCCCATGCGTGATTCTCCCTGCGCCTCTTTCACCATGTGGTCATTGATTTGCTCCAGTCGCCGAACGTGCTCATCAGCTTCAAGCGCTCGCCGTTTCCAGATGGACAGGTCTTCACGAGCGCCCTGATATGCGTCACCGTATTCGCCGTTAAATACTGGCGCTGGTGGGGCGATGCGTCCAAGCAACTTATTTACCTCTTTTGCCATCGCGTCATATTTATCTAAATAGCGATTAGCTTCTAAGCAGACTCGGTGCATCTGATCTGAGTTAACTCGTTTAACTGGATCTGCTTCCAATGATGCCAGTGCAATCCGTGCCAGTTCTTCCGCTTCTTCTGCTGGCAGTACAACGTTGCTACCCGGTCCGTATGTTTCGCGCCACTGCTTGATTGTCAGCAGTCGCCCTTTGGTAATAGTGATCATGCCGCGTTTCCTTCTTTCTTATTAACAATCACACCGTCATATATTTCATTAAGGTGCCCTCTCAACTCCATGCGCCTTAATGCAGATAACATGTAATCGCATTCAACCTGCTTATTCCCGGTAAATGGCTTATCGTCAGGATTACCCCAACAGCAATTACCCCTGGGCCATCCATGTACTTTCCGTACTCTTCCGTTAACAACGTGAAGTAATCCCCAGCCGGGAGGTAAATCCTCAACTGAAATAATTTCCGGCTCACTAATAAAGAATCGCCAGTCGCCCATGCCAAGTGAGGGATTTTTACGGAAACGCTTTTTTCTATCTGCCAACAAGTCAGCACGAGAACACTTCGCCTCTATCAGGCATGATGCTGAATTTCTGAATCCCATAGCATCTGGCTGTTCTCCGGTACTGGTTACAGCAACAAAGCGGTCATGAAAGCAAACCTTGAACCCGTTGCGCTTAAGGAACTTGTACGCAATCTGACAGAGTTCGTGGTGTGTTAACGCCATATCACTCTCCTTTGATGCGAATGTCAGCGACGCGTAATGCGTGTTCTAGGTCAATCAGGTAAAGCCAACTGCCATTTTCTTTAGGTATCATGACTTGTCGCTCATCTGCATTTATCGGGTGTCCATATCGAAGGTCGTAGCGAGTCGGTAATTGAACTTCCCGCGCTTCCAGTTCAGCAATACGCTTGCACCCATCAGAGATAACTCCCTCGTAATACTCGCGCTGCTCGTTGAGTTTTGATTTTGCTGCTTCAAGCTCAACGCGCAGCTTCCCAACCGTAAGCGCAATATCCTCGTTCTCCTGGTCGCGGCGTTTGATGTATTGCTGGTTTCTTTCCTGTTCATCCAGCAGTGCCAGCACGGTAGCCGGGTTAGCCTCTGCTATGAATTCAGCGTTTGCATAAGCCTGAGCATCTGTTTCAATCAGGCAGTTAACATGACATTCCGCAATCACGCCACCGGGTTCTCCTTTCCATTTTTGACAAACAAAAACTCCTGTTAAATTGCCGTGTTGGTTAACAGATGTATGCCCTACGATGTAGCTTCCTTTAGTTGCTTTCTCTGCCTTTTCACGCAGTGCCTGATAATTAATTTCGCTCACTTCGAACCTCTCTGTTTACTGATAAGCTCCAGATCCTCCTGGCAACTTGCACAAGTCCGACAACCCTGAACTGCCAGGCGTCTTCGTTCATCTATCGGATCGCCACACTCACAACAATGAGTTGCGGATACAGTCTGGTAGTTCAGGCGACGCATTTTTATTGCTGTATTGCGCTGTAATTCTTCAATTTCTGATGCTGAATCAATGATATCTGCCAT